ATCCCATGGTTTAGTATGATTTCCCATATAGAATGGAGAGAATGTCATTGTAGCTCCATTACAGCTAATGTTAGGTCCGTAGTGCTGTCTTGACGGTGCTCCATTGTTTTGGAATTGCACCGCCTGATTAGTTACATTACCTGTCGCAGCTGCAACTGGATTAGACACATTGTTCTCTTCAGCTCGGACTGGTCCTACTGAGAAAAGACTGATAAGGATACCGTAGTAGCAGTAGTGTCGATTTCTCGATCTATTTCTGTTACTGACAATACCTGACTGGCTGCTCTTGTTACTATTTCTAGCTCGAAGGGATCTCCAGCTGTGTGTAAAGTAAATACCGAATCTGAATCGGCTACACCTCCTGATGAGGCTGATGTATGGGTTATGTTTTCCCCAGTCCATTTGTTTAATGCAGACCCATAGGTTGTCGTAGTTATTTCCTCTACGATCTCTTGAGTCGTTGTCGTTGTTGAATTCATTGACCCCTGTGTAAAATTGGGAGTCACTAATTCTGCTCTCACTGCCGTGGGTGATGCCAGTAATAAGAGTACTAGCCATTTCTTCATTCTTCCTTTTTTTTAGCCATAGGACAATCGACGGATTTACCACCGCCATTTTTATTACCAGTGGTCAAACCAAAAGTCGCAAGTGCTCCAGTAAAGACACTGGCAACGAAAGTTATATCTGAGTTACCAGCTTTCTTAATCATTGGTAATTCTACATAGTTCATGGTTATAATAAAGCCTGACCAAACTACAACGCCGAGTCTGACAAATGTACCGAGAACTTCTATTTGGTGTTCTTTATCCTCTGCTACTTCTTTAAGTTTTCCGAGGATTCCTTTTTTTTCTTGTTTTCCTTCCATTTATCAATCTTACCTTGAATGAATTTTTGTAGTTTCTTCTTTATCTGATCAAAGAATGGTGTAGCTAGGGTGGTTGTTGCTACAGCTGCTACAGCTGCATAGGTAGCAGTTGCTACTACTTCTGCAGTAGGTAATGGCATCTGTATATCTAATACAGGAAGTTGTACGCTAGGAGCAGCAGGTGCTTCTTCTTTAGTCTCTGTCTCTACCCCTTCAGGAGCCTCCAGATCACTCGGAGGGATCACCATGGGGGTATAGCCTGGAATACGAGCTGTAGGTGGTTTAAACTCGATTTCCATCGTAGGTAGAGATTTAGGAACAGTAGGTAAGTTTATCTTACCAAGGTTTACCGACACCTGTTGTTGGAGTTTTCTGTTCGTTTACGCCGTTCTCTACAGCTGTTTCAATTGCAGCTACAGTACCAGCGTTATCTGCATCTAGTTTAGCCTTAACCCAACCTAGTACAGTTGATTCTGTAAGATCAGCATAAGGTACAAGAGTATCAGGCTTAGGAAGATCTACTTCACCTGTAGCTCTAAATGAATAAGTACCGTCTTCACCGTTAACACGGTAGATAACTTTATTTACATACCCGTCTGCTAGTTCACGCTGAAGGGTGTTGATTTGCCAAGTTTTTGTTGCCATTTTAATTAATAAATTGTTTGTGTTTATTTAGCCTTTAGGGCGGCTACTTCCGTTTCTAATGTTTCGATTCTTGTTATTGCTTCTTGTAATGCTTTTACTAAAATTGGAGCCCAAGCTTGTTTTATTTCTTTTTTAATAACATCAGGTTTACCAAGTGTAGCTATATTGCTTTCGGTTACAAGTTTTGGAAATACTTCTTCTACTTCTTGAGCTATAAAACCTATTTTTTTCTGACCTTCTTTTGCAGGATGAAATTCTTTTTTCCAGCTAAAGTTTCTTACTTTTAATTTCATCAAATCATCTAACTTTGGAGAAGCATCAACAATGTTCTCTTTCATTGTCTGATCAGAATTTATATTTCCACTATCGTGAGTATAAATATCACCGTCGGAATTAACTCTAAATCGTTGTACTGTTGAGTCATCAAATCTAATAAACTCATTTCCATTTGCATCTGGAGAAGCATTTGTATATCCCAACCAAATACCATACGGATTAGTTCCTGTTGTATGTCTATATGTAGCTAACCATACATCATCATTGCTCGATCTAAAGTCGTGAGAGGTACTACCACTAGAACTAGGACCAGCATGTATATATCCTAAACCACCAAAACCAGTACTAGTCGTCTCAAACTTTGTACTGCCGTTGTAAAAAAGTTCTACCTTACCATTAGCGTAAACTTTAACAGCATTTTCATCATCTACTGCTTGTAGATAAATAGTGCCTCCACCACCTTGTATAAATGTATTTCCAGTGCCGTTGTTAATTATTGAATTACTGCCATTATGGTAGATCTGTAGATCTGATCCAAAACCAAATTTAGCTTTACCATTATCTTCAAATGTTAAATCAGCACTATTACCAATCCCAATCGCTCCACTGGTATTAAGTTCATTATATATGTGTACTCCTCCTGAAGTCGTGGCAAGCTTCTTAGAGTTATCGTAATAGAGTTCAACGGCTCCGTTAAATGTAGCTGTTAGAGCACTTTCATTTGAATCACCAACCTGTAAATAAAATACTGGAGTACCAGAAGTATTATTTCTTATATATAAATTACCACCTGTATTTTGTAGAAAGCTATTTCCTCCATCATGGTAGATTTGTAGATCATCACCATTACCAAGATTTAACTTTGCATTATCTGGACCCTTAAATTGATTTGCTCCATCTAGTTCAAAATGTCCAGTTACTGTCACTCCATAGTTTTTCGTCTCAAGCTTCTTACTGTTGTCGTAATAGAGTTCTACGGCTCCACCATGCTTCCATAACGTGTTTGTTTCCCAAGCACCGTCAGCATAATTTTGGAAGTAAACATCTCCATCATTACCAGTAGAGAATCTCCACTTATCAGCGTTATCATCTCCTTCATCAGCATACAAATAAAACTGTGCTCCAGCACCTTCAGTACCATAAACAATAGCTCCGTTAGTAGTAGTAGCAAAAGTTTTAACGTTGTCGTAATAGAGATCTAGGCTCGCTCCAACATTACCAATAAGCATGGATTCAGTTGATCCACTATCCTTACATCTTAAATAGAACGCACCATTCGATTGAAAGTAAGTATTACCAGAAGTATTATTAATTTCAAAGTGAGTTGATTGATGTTTTAACTTAACGTCACCACCATCTCCAAGAGTTAAACTCTGACCATCTGGTAGCCTTACGCCATCACTCGTTGACTCAAGCTTCTTACTGTTGTCGTAATATAGTTCAACGGCTCCGTTCTGAGTATTTTTTATATAAGTTTCACCATTAAGATCTTGCAGTCTTATATCATTTCCTCTAACTCTTAATGTACCCGTTTGGTTCATTATGTAGGCGTTTGTATTATCATGATAAAGCTGCAAATCTAAATCTGTTCCAAACCTAATCTTTTCGTTATCTAAGAGGTCGATTGGAGTCTTCAAACCTCTGTCATCAATTGTTGTTAATGCCATAGTTATTTAGCCTCCAATGCGGCGACTTTAGTTTTCAATGTTTGTACTTCTGTTGTTAGTTCTTGTACTGCTTTAATTAGTGGTGAAATAAATTCACTGTAAGCAAGACCCATTGTTTTATCAGTAGGTTTGCTAATAGCAGAAAACTCTTCTAAGGATTTACCAGTATTTATAATTACGTCTTCAACTTCTTGAGCAATTAAACCATAATGAATTGAATCACCTTGATTATTCTTTTTAAAAGATACTGGACGTAATTGATTTATAAACGAAAGTCCTAAATCTGAATCAATTATTGTGTTCTTTGTATTTCTATCTGAACTAACATTGACGGCGTTGTTGGTATATAATGTTTTCCATCGGTGTAAATGACCTAAATTATAAGTATCATTTGCACTAGGATCACAATGTTTAGAATGGTAATTACCGTTTGATCCAGTTGCAAAGGCTAGAGCGTTGTCATAATAGAGTTCTACGGCTCCATCACCTATAAATTTGGCAGCAACATCATTACCACTTGCTACTCTTAATTCAATATCTTTAGAAGCATTTAAACGTATAACTTCTTGTGAGCCAAGCGTTCTTATATATAAATCTCCTGCTCCACTCTGGTCTATGTATGAGTTGCTGCCGTCATGGTAAATCCGTAAATCATTGTCTGAGCCAAGATAGATATAATTACCGTCATTAGTGTAATAGCTACCAGATACAACTATTCCTCCGCTACCTGTAGATAGCTTCTGTGAGTTGTCGC